CAGAAAGATTTTTACCTTTATTAGGCGATGGCTTTCCTTTATTAGCTTTAGATATTTTTTCTTTTACTGTTAAGGAAGTATTAGGATTTGATGACCAGTGTTTATCTCCATGTCTTCTTATATTATAATATCTTATCCGCAATTCTTCATCTTTAATAAAGTTTTGCCATTTGGCTTCTTCATCAAACATTTCTTGTTTATTTGTATATACTCTAGTTAATATTCTTCTCTTAAAATCATTAGGCCTTAACTTATAAGCTCGTTTCATCCAAGGAGAACTGCAAATATAACCATCATTTTCTGTGCCCCAATGCGCACCAATATAATATCTTTTGTGTTTACTATCTCTCCAAATATAAACAATCCCGTACTTTTCCATATAATACTCCTTTAAGAGTATTTATAAAAGTGTGTATTTCAAACTTGTCCCTCACTAAACGGATCGATTTGCGTCCAGTCAAGGATACTGTCCCCGTCTGTTTCAAACTCTATATTATCTTCGAATGCATCTCCGGCTTGTGTGCCAAAATCATAGCTGCCTTGTATGATTGGATTTCCTTCTTGAGTAACCAGAAGTAAACCGTCATTCGTCAAGATTCCAAACTCGTCGAGGCTGAGGCTACTCAATTTCTCGATACTATCAATGGCTTCGATGCCAGTATTTAACTGCTCACTGCCATATTCAAACATCTCGCAAACGAGATCATACATCTGAATAGCACCCATCTGATAGAAGACAGGAGTTTTATTGACGTATTTGACATACATCAAACGATCTGCCATAGCAAGATAAATGAGATCACCTTCTTGAGGACGATCGATCATTTCTACTGAGCCAATCTCATTCATAAAGTTACGAACGGACACGGTAAATGTAACCTGATCTCTGATTTCAAGACCAAACTTCGACAAGAATTGTCCGTCACCTTCATAACTCTCATAACTACGAATATACATGTCAATTAAGTAAGAACTGTTGTACTGTGATAATGCATCTTCTTCGTAGACTTCGTCTTTTTCTACGAGTGTACGAGGACAGTAGAATACATCATGCCCATAAATTTGAATAGACTCGAGAACCAGATCTTCAATTAAGACCTGCTCTTGGCTATTTGTAAAGTTGTTGAAATAGAAATTGGTCGACATGTATTATCCAATCATATCGAGAACCGGCAGAGAATAAGAAGAAATCATCTCGTCTTCGAGTTTTTTTCTTTCGGCTACGGCATCATCGTAGATTTTCTCTCCGTTAAACTGCACTCCACCAGGTAAAGACATTCCAGTAAACTTTGTAAGGTTTGATCCCCATTGTTCTTTAATCAGAGTCGTTGCGTAGTTCTGAAGCCAACGATCGTTATAAGCATCTGTCCATGTTTCTGGATCAATGACTTCGTAAGCTTCGACGAGTAAGAATTCGCCGACAGCAACTGTGTTCCAATCCATATCAACGTGCAGTCGATCTTTATGACGAGAATAACGAATAGGTTGTTTACCGACAAGGAGCTCATTCATCAAAGCAAGGTGTTCCATCACCATGTAGTATGGAACAAGCGACACGTTAGTCAGAGTGTAGAGGTCGTTGAGAGCGATCTGATATCGAATATTAAAGAGGTCGTCAGAGCGAATCGAAGGATCACCCATCGAGAAGATGCTGACAGCACCGATGATATTCTCTGGAAGAGTGATATACTTATTAGCCACATCAGTTTCCGTGATAGCATGTTTATAGTATACTCTTTCTGAACCATCAAAGTGATAGTCATACCAGTAACGAAGCGCTTCGTCGACGCGATCATCGACTTGATCATCGTCGACGTTAATCTCAATGACTGGTTTGCCGAGCTTCCGAAGGCAATACTCTTTAAATGTTGCTTTGGTGGTAGGAATGGCCATCGAATACCTCTTTATTATATTTATGTGTCTGGCTATTTATAAGCCGTATAAATACAACAAGTACAACATGAGGACTTGAAATATTATGAATTTAGACTTGATGATTATTGATAATTTCTATACAAATCCCGATGCTGTTAGAGCCTATGCTTTGACCCAAGAGTTTGATGTAACTGGCAACTATCCTGGCAAACGAACTCAATCTTTTCTGACAGACGATGTTAAAGCATGCATTCAGTACTGGATGAATTTTGCTGGTAACATTACCAACTGGTACGAAGACTCAGGTTATACCGGAGCTTTTCAGTATGCCACAGCCCAAGATCGTACCTGGATTCATTGTGATCATACGAGCATGTGGGCAGGAGTATGTTACTTGACTCCTGATGCACCGCTATCGAGTGGTACTGCTATGTATCGGCACAAGGAATCAGGAGAATGGCGATCGCATGAAAACCTTTACGAAGGATACGACTACACCAAATGGGATAAAGTAGATTCGATAGGCAACAAGTATAATCGACTTATTCTTTATCGTGGAGATCTCTTCCATGCTAGCCTCGACTACTTCGGCAAAAACTTATATGACGGGAGATTGTTCCAGACATTCTTCTTTGATACGGAGAGATTCTCATGAAGATATGTAAGGTAATATGGTCGACGAATCGACTCGAATATTTGATTCCTACTCTAAAATCACAGCGTGATATGCTAAACTTTGAAGGATGTGAAGTCGAAGGCATCTTTATTGATGATATGCCAAAAGGTCGCCATGATGGTACGATGTTCGAGCTAGCCAAGAATTTTGGCTTTACTGAGATCTTCCTACATCAGCAGAATATGGGTTTACCATACGTATGGAATCGAACCTTCGAATTGTTGAGAGAACGAGATTATGATTACGTTTATCTATCTGAAGATGATGTGACGTTCAACTGTCCGATTCGAATGCTCGACATGACTCAGATTCTTCACGACTATCAAAAAGTTTCTCAGGTATGTTTAACAAGGCAAAAATGGTATGATTTTGAAGAGGAAACACAGGCTTATGAAACAGACATTACATTCGGAAAATATCGCGGCGAACTTTCTGAGGCATATTTTTGGAGTTTGGCGAGTATTTTTCCTCGCGCGATAGTAGATCTTCCACATGCCGAATCAGTAGGTGAGAAAAACTTAAGCGAGTATGTTGTAGCGAAATCATTGCAGCAACTTGGCATGCAAACTTGTAAGCTCAAGACCGAAGAAGGCCATAACATCGTAAATCATATCGGCGAATATAGCATCGGTAAGAGGGCAGAACCAGGAGATCCTCGTTATGAAGATTTCGCGTCATATGATCCTGAAACGAAATATAGCTCAAAGCACGGAACGAAGTGGGTTTAATCAAAATTGAATTATACTGGCGTCATAATTATTATAAATATAAGTAAATAATCTGTGGGATAGGGAACCAGATGACACCAAATAACTTTCGCGTTAAAAACGGGTTAACCGTAGCGAATGGCGTAACAATATCGGCAGGCAACGTCGTAATTACGAGCGGTCAACTCGTTATTGGTGCGACTGCGATTAACGCTACCTCACTGAGTGACGGGGCCAATAACGCATATTCCAATGCAGTCACTTATACCGATACAAAGATTGGAACTGCCAACACAGCAATGGTAGCCAATGCCGGTGCAGCTTATACGAATGCCATTACAATTGCTGCGAATGCTAGCAATCTGACTTCTGGTACAGTGGCATTTGCTCGATTGCCTTCATTGTTTGTTGGAACAACGACGATTCAGTCGACGAGTGCCGCGCAAGCAGTCAGTGGCATTACAACTCTTGCTGCTGGTAACACAACGATCACTGGCGATATCACAGTTTCTGGTAACCTCACTATCAATGGTACCACAACGAATATAAATTCTACAAATCTTCTTGTAGAAGATAAAAATATTATACTTGGTGATGTGACTACTCCAAGTGATGTCACTGCCGATGGCGGTGGTATTACTCTGAAAGGTGGTACCGATAAGACATTTAACTGGGTTGATGCAACTGATAGTTGGACATCTTCCGAACATTTAGATATTGCAACTGGTAAAACCTATAGGATCAATGGTACTACTATTGCTAACTCTACGGCTTTAGGTACTGGAATTCTTGCATCGTCTCTTACCTCTGTAGGCACTTTAAGTTCTCTTACACTCGGCGGAGCTTTATCTGCGAATGGTGGAGTAGGAACTGCCGGTCAGGTATTAGCATCGAATGGAGCGACTGGTTCTCCATATTGGGTAACAGCAGTCGGTCCTCAAGGTGCTCAAGGCGCAACTGGTGCAACTGGTGCTCAAGGTGCTACTGGTGCAACCGGTGCTCAAGGTGCTACTGGCGCACAAGGTGTTGCTGGCGCGCAAGGTGCTCAAGGACTTCAAGGCGCTCAAGGTGCTACTGGTGCAACTGGTGCTCAAGGTGCTACTGGTGCAACCGGTGCTCAAGGTGCTACTGGCGCACAAGGTGTTGCTGGTCCTATAGGCGGATCCAATACACAAGTCATATTTAATGATAGTAACGTAGCGAATGGTTCTGCTAACTTTACATTTAATAAAACAACTAGTGCAGTAACTTTTGGTGGACCGGTATCAGGTATCACGACTCTTGCAGCCGGTAATACTACGATCACTGGAAATATTAGCGTTACAAGCGTTGGAAGTTTTGATCGAGTGACTACTGCTAATAATGGCAGTGGAACAAATATTGGCATCGGTGATGATGCGTGGTTCGGAGATGTTAACATCGCTGACACTGTTCGTATTATGGGACAACAAAGTGCCAATAACGGACACATTATCTTTGGTAATGCTGATAATAGTGTAAAACTTGGTAGAACTGGAACTGGTGCTCTTACATGGAACGGAGCATTTAGTGTTACTGGTGGTCTAACTACGCTGTCAGCGAACCTTGTGATGGCCAATAACAACATTACTCGCCCAATCTTAACAGGTTATACAGAACACGAAGTGGCTAATACTGCTGCGACTGGATCATATAGCCTTGATTGCGGTGCTGCTAACTTCTTCGATTTGACTCTCACTGGAAATATTACAATCGCTCCGACCAATATACCTCCGGCGACTCGCGTATGGTCTGG